TTTGCAGATACATAAACATGTTTACCAGGTAGATCGCGGAACAACTTGAGCATGTCGTTCATCTTCTCTATTAGTTCGCCGTATGCTTGGCGCGGGTCTTTCACCTGCAGCTTTGCATTAGCTAGAACCTGTTCGCCTATCTCTGTAATACTATCTATACATATAGTTTGAAATTGGCTAGCGTGCGGATCGTATAGAAACCAATTGTAAGCGTCTATTATATCTTGCACGTTATTTATCTCCATAACAGGAATGTTGATTTGCTTACCATAAACGCGCATTTGATTCTGCGGAGATAATGAAAGCAAACCCGATTCAGCGCTTATAATGATTGGCGCGGGTGCCGTTGCAGCTAACATAGTTTTACCTAGTCCTGACGGTGCATATACCAACATCTTAACGCCGTTCATAATATAAGACTTTTCTGTAGTTGTGAAGTTTATAGCCATTAGTTCTTGTCCTCAATGTTTGGTAATTTATTTCTGTATTTGTCTGCGAATTTAGATTTAGGTTTTGCGATTACTGCCGCCAACATTAACCATTGCTCTACTTCTTCTGCTGTTTTAAATATTTGTTTTCCTATATGTCCTGCGTCCTTGTGTCCGAATCCTACCTTGAAGCCTGCGTTGAAATGCATTATTATGGTTACTGCAAAACCTTCTTCTGCTAACTCTTGTAGAAATTTCATTCAGTGTGTATTTCAATTTTAAGAGCATCTTTTTTAGGTGTAATTATTAGCGCTTGGTCAATTATCTTTCGCAAGTGTTCGGGGAATTCCTTATAGCCTGCAGCAACTAGCTTGGGTGTATAATTGAACAAACGATCTTTCGATCCTTCAGGTAGTTTTTCTAATACAGCCTCTAATGCGCTTTCGTCAACCTTCTTATCCATTGCGCAGGTAAGAGTATACACAATTTCATTTTCTCGCAATTTGTTAGAACCTTGCTTCTTTTTAGGAAATTTGCGTTTGATTAATTCAATCTCAATAGCCGCTTTTCTTTTCTTTGCTTTAGCTTGCCATGTTGTTATTTTAATCAGTTCGTCGACTAATTGCGGTGCTGTTTTATCTTCCATAATGTTATTTGTTTGGGAATATTATTTTCTGTATATCGCTGTATGCTTGTGCTAATTCGCTATAATCATCGCGGCTTATAGTTAAAGCGCGTTCCATAATTACCATAGGGAAATTTAAAGAATCTGGACCCGAACCATTGTAACTTAAAAGATTTGCGTTAAATCTGTAACCTGCCGATTCTTTAATTGTAAGTTCTATTGTGCTTACACCTGAATTACTATTTCCAGATTCAACTTTCATTACATCTTCTAAACGATAACGAATACTATTCTGCGAGAAGATCACAGCAGGTAATTGCCCTGACGCCTGACGGCGACGAATAGTTGCAGTGCAACATTGCCAGCGATCAGCAACCTCTTGCCTAGTCAATAGAGTATTGTTTTCTTTATTCATAAGTCGTGTTTCTAAGTCGTGTTATCGTGTGCCAGAATTGGCGATGATTTGGATAGAAAACTATTTTTATTCGTTTGTCAAATTTATTTGTATTATTTTTTTGCTTTACAAATATGTTTATACTTCTTAGAAGCTCAAACATGGATGAAAATAAAAATGAACAAGGCTCTTTATTTGTAGAAACAACGAAATTGTTACAGACCGCAGACCTAGTAGAAGTATCTTATCATACTGGCGTTCCGCATTCGTGGCTTAATCGTATTAAACTTGGGATGATACCTGACCCGTCGGTTAATCGTATGCAAGTTGTCTATGAATTTATCAAGGGCGAAAAACTATGTTAGAAAATATACCCCAAGAATTACGCGACCGTAATCAATGGGTCTATGCTGGTCCTGGTAAGTCGCCGTTCAACGCGCGCACCCATAAACTTGCTAGTCCAACAGACCCGTCAACGTGGTCAACGTTCGCAGAAGCAGTAGCTTCAGGTCAACCTGTAGGCTATGTTTTATCTGCAGAAGATCCTTATTGTTTTATAGATTTAGATACGCCAACAGAAAACGAGAAGAAAATTCACTCGCAAGTATTCAGATCAATAGACACATATAAAGAACGCTCAATAAGCGGCAAAGGCGTTCATATGATTGTGCGCGGCGCTATTCCTAAAGGCGTTAGACGCGATCATATAGAAGTTTATAGTGATTCGCGCTATATGATTTGCACTGGCGATGTTTTAAAGAACAGTCCTATCGCAGACGGTAACGAATTAGTTAATAATATGTTTTCGCAGATGGGCGGTAACGATCAAAGCGCGGACCTAATAGAAGGCACTAGCGTTTATACATTAGAAGAATTATGGGAGGTAGCACACAATGCAGCAAACGGCGACAAATTTGATAAGCTTTTTAATGGAGATTGGAAATCTGATTACGAATCCCAAAGTGAAGCCGATTATGCTCTTATGTCTATGTTTGCTTTCTACTCCAGGGATAACGCGCAATGTAGAGAAATCTTCAGGCTTTCCGATCTAGGAAAACGCGAAAAAGCACAACGAGACGACTATTTAAACTACGCATTGCAGAAATTTAGAGCGCAGCAACCAGCTTTAGTTGACATGGGCGACCTTAAGGATATGGTAAGCCTTTCGGTTAAAACACCTATGGAAAGTTGTTCTAGCGCCTCTCAGGCTGTTCAAACCGTTGCTGCGGAGCAAGAAGAGGCGCTAGTTTTTCCCCCAGGCCTAGTAGGAGACGTTGCGCGTTACATATTATCTGCAGCTAAACGCCCTGTTCCAGAAGTAGCATTAGCAGGCGCGATTGCATATGTTGCAGGTATTTGCGGCAGAGCGTATAACATTTCAGAAACGGGCCTAAACCAATACATCATACTATTAGCAGATACAGGTAGCGGAAAAGAAGGCGCAGGCGTTGGTATAGATAAGATTGTTGCAGCATGTCAAAAGACTATCCCGCAGGTAATAGATTTTCAAGGTCCAGGCACATTCGCTTCAGGTCAAGCGCTAATCAGGCATTTAGATGTCAAGCCCTGCTTCTATAGTGTACTTGGTGAATTCGGTTTAACTTTACAGCAAATGTGTGATATTAATGCTTCACCCGCGCAGGTTATGCTTAAGAAAGCCCTACTTGATTTATACAGTAAGTCAGGTTTCGACCGCATATTAACAGAGTCAGTTTACAGTGATTCAGACAAGAATACTAAATGCGTTAAAGCGCCCAATGTAAGCATATTTGGAGAAGCTACACCGGAAACGTTCTTTGCAAAACTTAGCGCCTCGCACATTGCAGAAGGTTTAATTCCTAGATTCTTAATGATTCATTATACAGGTAAGCGCCCAGAAGGTAGAGAAGATAAAGCACCTCCACCCGATAAGAACCTAATACAGAGCATGAATAATCTGTATACTGTGGCTATCGGCTCCAAGATGAAAAGCACCTACATGGAAGTAGATATTAGCCCCGAAGCTAAGAAGATACTAAAGGCTTTTGACAAATTCGCAGACGTAAAGATTAACGAAGGTAAAGATCTTAATAAACAATTGTGGAACAGAGCGCACCTTAAGGCGCTAAAGCTCGCAGGTCTAATAGCTGTAGGTGTTAACATGCATAATCCGGTTGTTGATCCATACAGCGCACAATGGGCAGTGGACTTCGTAAAGAAAGATTGCGAGATAATAGACGGTAAGTTTGCGCGCGGTGAAGTAGGAACAGGAGAGCATAACTATGAGCCACAATTAAGAAAGATCGTTGAAGACTATCTAGAAATGACACCTGAACAGCGCTTGAAAGCGAAGGGGCCAAAGGACTCAGTAGAACACAAAGTTGTTCCATTCTCCTACATCAGGAAGAGAGCAAAAAAGCTCAGTTCCTTTCAAAATGATAGGCGCGGGTCCACCTTAGCGCTTAAATTAGCACTCGATGATTTAGTAGAAGCTAACGTTTTACAGAAAATGGACCCTGTTCAAAGCCTCAGTTTGTCGCGTCAACGAATAGGATTTTATTACACCGGAAACCAATTCTAAAAAAGGTGGTCCCATTTTGCTACTCGATCGGGACCACCTCAGTACTAACTCAAATAAAACCAAAATGATACTGTTCAACAACTTACAAATAGGTGCGTATTTTGAAATACTAGCTCAAAATCACTTAAGCAATTGTATGTCAATATTTTATAAAATAGGTGATCCTGATATGGGGGATATAAACAGATACACCTCTAAAAACAGTAATAAACTTACTTACCTCTTATATAATTCTCCATTACCACCCAGGGACCACCTTTTTGGTATCTATCTATTTTATAATCTATTATTAATTAGTAAGTTAGTTAATTTAAAGGTAGTCCGAGGGTGGCCCCGATTGAATTGTAAGTCGTTCAAAATCAACAAAAATGCATCGGGACCATCTCGGGACCATCTCATATTTTCATCACATTAAGTAATAATTAACCAAAAACATACAAAGCACATGAATACAACAGAAGAAAACATATTATCAGAACAAATCGAAGCAGGCTCTACAGAGATGCAGTTTAAAGCCGGAGACGTGAACAATACCGGATTAATGGCAATACTTATGAGAGAGCATTATCTCTATATTAAGAAGGGAGAATTCACTATGTCAGCTCACATGATAGTTAAGTTAGAGCATTATATCTATCATAACTTTGAGAAATATAAAAATTGCACACTTGCGAAATTTATTGAGCAAAACCACGAAACCGAACTTTTAAACGTGCAAGTTAAAAGCTGGCCTCGCTCTGTGTCTAAATTAGCTAATGAGTATTATAAAGAATATCGTAGATCGTTAGCTATCAAGAAGAAAGAGCAGAATGCAATAGATAAAGAAAACCCTAAGATTCCTAAAGAAGAGAAGAAAAAAAATAAAATAAATTCTCGCGATAAAGGGAAACGCGGTGAACAAGAAATCAACAGGATCTTGCAACCCGTTATTGATAAGGTATATGCGAAAGTTCAAATGGTTGAACCTGAAGGATTTAGCGAGGTGCCAAAGCTACAGCGTAACGCTATGCAGTCTGCAGAGGGAGGTTATGACATCGTAGGAATCGACTGGTTGGCCATAGAAGTGAAGAACTGCGCAACTCTATCCCTTGACAAGTGGTGGAACCAAACAACAGAGCAGACGGGCGAAGAACAGCTTCCAGTGCTTTTATACAAAGTATCGCGTAAGGGCTGGCGTTGTCAGATGATGGGTCAAATCCCAATAGGCTTACCTGTTAAGGGACCGAACGACATGTTGAACCCTGAATTTAAAAAGTTGAATTGTAGGGTGGACATTCCCATAGAAAGCTTTCTTACTTGGTTCGAGGCTAAGTTATTTCTTACCCTCGGATTAAGTTGAACTAATCCTAACAACCGAAAAATATGTGTAACGAAATATCTAAAGCGTTAAAACCGCCTGAAGTGAAAGTTTGTGCTATACTGTTAGAGCGTTTAAGCGAAAAGGAAATTAAGGAGGCGTTGTCATTATGAATTGGGTAACATCTATCAATAAAGCAAACCAACCTGTTAATTTAGAGTTGTGCAGTATCTTTTATCCTAGAAGCGAACCTATTGGATTAGATGAGCTTTTCACGATAAAGTTTGAAACCCTTACAGGACTTGGGCATTCGGGACTAAAGAACTGGAGGCAGGGGTATGAGTGAAGCACAAATCAAAGCGATCCTAGCCAAACGTAAAAAGGCTAAAATCATTGCTGATGA